GGATCATGTCCGGAATCGCCGTTTCGGAAGCGTTGTACACTTTCAGGCTGTATAATTTCTCCGATCCGGAAGAAAGTTTGTTTTCTATAATCAGATTTGAAAGTACCGGATCAAGACCGAAGCCGGAAGTGGCGGCTGCGTCCGCCTTGTTGGATATCTTAATTTGGGCGTCCACATAATCCTTTATCTTCTTATCCAGCGGCTCAACCGTCCAGCCCTCAAAGTTATTCGCTTCCGGATTCCAGAATTTGGTCGTGTGCATGTATTTCCCGGCGTTCTGCCTTCCGGTAATGTTGGAGGCGAATTTCTCCATAGCTTCGTCCTTGAAATCTTCCAGCATTTGGGCCGTGTATTTCTCGCCCGTACGCTCGCAAACCTGTTTAATACGCGCTTCCGCACGGTCCCAGTAAGACTGCGGCGATTCGATGTGTAGGGAAATAGCCGAGGCGTTCTCGTTATAGGCGATAAGGATAGCGGCCAGACCGCCGGCGAGTTCCAGCCAGTCAAGCGCACCCAGAAAACGCGGTGTACTCATGAAATCCTTGCAAAAGGAATAGATATTATAGTACTTCACGGAAACCGGATATTTGAACGGGTGGGCCGGATCAAAGACCGGGTAACGGTAAGTATAAGCCGGATCAGGATAAGGAAAGTCGCCCACAAGTACTTCCTGCGGTTCATCCTCACCGTCGGGCGGATATACCAGGCGGGCTTTCTGGTAGGGAATGTGTTCCAGCCGTACCAAACGCCCGGGATTGCCCACACGCGGCGCACGGTTCCGGACAAACTTTATAAAAAAGCCCTGCATGTGTGTCAGGTCTACGAGTGAACGGTGAAGAACCGTCGTGTAATCCCATGACTCCAGGTCGGCGGTTATTTCCGGATCGAGTTTCCAACGCCGGTAAAAACGGTTATTCTCTTCGTCGATCGCATCCTCATACAGCCGCGGGCCTTCTCCCCACTGCAAACCGGCTATTTTGCCCATAATGCCTTCACCGGCGTAGAATTTATCCAGTAAGCGCATGACCTCGCCCGGCATGTCGTTATTGTCACCCATGGGAACGATAAAGGTACCGTTTACGCTGATCTTACGTGAAAAAAAGGCACCCCGCCGGTTTAACTGGATGCTGGAGGGCTCCCAACCTTTACCACGGCCACCGATAGAAAAGGAGATCAGCCCCTTATCACTGCCGGTATCTATAATTCCAAAGTTGCCGCTTCGTCTTATTTCCATACTCTTAAATCGTTATTCTTTTCCCGTTGAACTCCATTACCAGACATTCCCAGCAATTCAGCGGCCGGCCCGTTGTGGTGTCCGTCAGAAATAGTTTATAGCTTGAATTTTCGATGCTTTCATCCGTTGCCTTTTTCCTCAAACGGGCGGCCGTGAGTATCACCATGTCGCCGCCGTCCCGTGTCTGCCGGTTCCATTTCCGGAATTTAATAGAAAAGGTTCCTCCGGAAATGGTAATCCGCTTCATCTGTTCTACCGCTACATAAAGGTTTATTTTTTCCATAGCCGGCGGATAAAATTTTTAATCTTGCCCCAGTTATCATGTACCAGGCAGAAGGATAAAAAGAAAAACATGAATTTTAGGAACGTCCATAAGCTACACCCGTTTGTAACCTTTTCTTTTTCCTGGCTTTGCTGCCTAACGTCGGATTTACGGGTAACGGTTGTTTCCTGCTGACTGGTAGTTTCTTTATGTTCCTGGAAGGAGCTGCTTTGATTCTTTCCAGTTCTTTTTTCAGTTTTTCGGTTGCTGAAATCAATTTCTTTAATTCGGCCAAGGCTGTCATAGTTGATTCGGATATGCGTGCTATCCTCCCGGTGAACGTGAAGTGTGTGTTTGTCATTGCTTGAATCTCTTCGCGCAAGTTCGATAACTCCGTCAGTAGTTGTTTGTTTTTCTTCTCCAGTTGCTTCTGTAACCGTTTTTCGTGTAGCAGAGCGAGGAGAACGACAACCGTAAAAACAAGCTGCAAAACAAATAAAAATAAATAAGTGTATGATTCCATGTTTCATGTTTATTAAGTCGTTAATTATTAGTAGTATCAAAAGTGATTGATTTACGGTTCAGGCAATTTTTCACCCCGCAAAGGAATGGCTTCATAATATCCATTACACGGGCGTTCTGCCTGATATCCTTTTCCATTTCGTTACATTTCTGCTGGAGTTCCCGGTACTGGTTCTCTACATCGTCGATCCGCTGTTTCAATTCTTTACGGTCATTCTTCATGTCTTCGATCAGTTCCTGGTAAACCTCCTGTACTGACTTCATGGCGTCAGCTTCCGCCTGTTTACGGGTATATCGGAGGGTGAATAACCAGGTCAGGCCACCCGTACAAAGAGCCGTAATAATCGCTGTAATTATCGTTTCCGTCATATTGATAGAGTTGAAAATTTTACATTATAATCCGGAAGATACATACATGCGTCAAATAACCCGCCACGATCCCGGCCAGGTCTGCCAGAATATCCTTCCAGTCCCATTTATTACAGGGGGACATTTCATCCCCGTATTCTTTACCCAGTGAAACACCCAGGGCAAAGGGAACACCATAATCACCCAACAGGGCACATATAGCGTAATTAATTCCGAAATGCTTCCATTTGTCTGTTCCTATTTTCATAACTTGAATAATTGGTTACTGCAAAGGTGGGAAGAACGGACACCGACGAAAAGGACATAAAAAAGAGTGCCGGGAACCACCCCGGCACAAACAAACCCTAACCTGGGACTTAAACCCAACGGCTGCCTTTTCAGCCGGTATATTAAAATTAATATTAAGGATTAGACAACTTTTCGATGTCTTTTTTCATCATACGTAATAATTGAATCCTTCTCAACACCTCATTTGTTGGTGTACTTTCATCTCCTTTCTCTATTAGAAAATCGATTAGGTCCTCAATAACTTCGATGTAACAAGCGGAAACCGCTTCCGTCTTAACTTGCCACTGCTTCAATATTTCGGCACTTTCATCTGTGATATGTGCGCCGTTTACTTCTATATCTTTCATAATAATTCTTTCTTTAGACGTTTTTAATCGGTGTAGTCTCTAAGGTAGTGAAATCAATTATTCCGGCCTGCCGGTATATTCCGAGGGCGACTTTTCTAAACCGTTCGTAATTACGCCTGTCAATGGGTGATAACTGCCACCTCTTCATGTCTTTCATCAAATCCGGTATATTATTAGCACTATTATACAAACAGTTGCTTTTACCGTACTCGTGATGAAGTGATACAGACTGAAAATCACCGGAAAAAACAACCAGCCGTAAACGTTCAAGTTCGAGGAAAGCAAATTCTTCGTTTACCTTCTCCACCTTATATGCTCTTAATTCAATGGAAGGCGCACCGTATTCACGTCTAACGAAAAATAGGATATCAGGATTATTTGTATTCATTTGGCACCTCCTTTTAAGTCTTCTAATTTAATATGTGAAATGCTTGTTATATTTTCCAGTACCCCGTCACATATACTTTTAACCCTTAATCCGCGGGAACCGTCTTTCTTGGGTAAATTCAGGTGATAATACGGGCAATTCTTCCAGAATGTAATCCGGGAAATCCAGCCACGAACTTTAAAAGTAGCATTGCTTATTTTATAATCAACCTGTACCAGATCACCCGGTTTAAATTTACTTTCCTGTAGAAACATATTCTGTATTTCTTCCTGCTCTTTCTTTATTTCCTCAATCCTTTTATCATTGTTTTGTAATTGGGTAAGTAACACCTGCTGATATTCAGTATATTTCATTTGGTACCTCCTTTCTGTTCTATCTGGGGGCGTTCTGAAAACCTATATATTCTTTTAACCCGGTAAATAAAAAAATAGGCTACAGGCTTGTCACAGCCGTTATTATGTGTTTTAGTGTCCTGGTCTATATGAATAAACCCGCTACTGGAAGATATTTTCAGCGGCATTGTTTTAGGGTATTTCTCGTTCAACTCCTTTACCTTTGCTTCCAGTTCAGTTTTAAAAGCATCAAAGGAAATCTTATCAGGGCAAAGCGTACTACCAAACTGGTTTGCAAACTCTGCCATTTCAGCACATTTTCGATTCTGTGGCTTATACTCGTTAAGCTCTATAAAATAAGATGTCATTTTCGGCCTCCTTTCTTCTGTAGTTTCTTTGCCCGATACACACAAACAGCCGCACCGATAACAGCCGGAGGGAAGATAAAAGTAAGGCAGAACCAGGCGATAGCAGATAAGTAATAAGCGTCAGAGGCCGAATTTACGGAACAATCTTTTTTCAGTTCCTGAAAATAACGATGTTGGATCGTGTTTACGTCCGTGCTACCAGTACGGAACGAAGGTACATAGCTTGTACCAGTTTGAAATTCTTTTTTCATAATAATGTGGTTTTGACTTAAAAAGAGAAAGGCGGTTACCGTTTCCCCAGTTCGTCAAAACCACATTGCTAACCGTCCGAAGAGCGGGTAATAATTTAAAGGGAAAGGCAACCGCCTAATATTTTAAAGTAGACAATCGTCAGGCATTAAAAAAAGCCCGTTTTTTATTCGAGCTAATAACCGAAGCTCTACGGGTTGCATTAGCAACATGATTTTGACAGGGGCAAATGTCGGTATTAAAATCTGAACAAAAAAAAAAAAACGTTAATAAAAGTTTATCATAAAAGAAAATTTATCGACTCTACGATTCGTTACTTCGTAACAAAAAATGCCCGCCAAAATAGGCGAGCGTTAATTTATATTTTACTATTCGTATCGCTTTCTTATAGCTTCCTCGGTATCTAAAATGCTATCATTATTGGGGGTATTGTTTTCCTGTGCCTTTAAAGCCTCTTTCTCCATGTCTTCAAAATCTTTCTGTGTTATAATACCTTCGCGTATTTCATCATCAGAAACTATATCTTTACTTAATAACCAATGATACACATTTTCTCCCCCCACGGTAACAGCATACGCCTGCTCAAATTTCCACCTAAATTTAGCTAAATAATTCATAGCGTCTACCATAGAATAAAACTCTATTCTCTTACCAGTTTCATCTACCATAAAGTTTTTATACTGGTTCCAATAAGAACGCTTTTGCCCGAAATCAATTTGAACGCGTATCTTAGCACTTAATACTTTCCCGGTACCAACAATTTGGCAAAACGTTTTTCGAGTTTCTTGTGCTGTAGCTGCTACTACTAAAACAGCCAACACGATAGTTAATAATAATTGCTTCATATCAGTAACTTAAAATTAGTGTGTACTTTCGTGTGTACCACCCGTAAGTTCTGACGGTTATATATGCAGTGTAATTTTGACGGTTGCAAAAATACTTAAATATGTACATTTATAAAGAATATTATCCCCAAAAATGAAAGGCAACCGCCCAAAAATATACGGTAATTCACCCAAAAACGGGCAAAAAACGAGTAAAAACGCATAAAAAACACGCTTTTTCGCGTAAAATTTTGGTCTAAATGCAGATAAACGACTGAAAAACAATCAAAAACCGGAGAAAATTTCAAAAACTTAAAAAATGACACCTTCCGAAGACCGAGCCGCTCAGAAGTCGGAAAGCAGTTGCCCTCCTCCTAAAAGGTGAAATATGACCTCTGGGAGGGGGTACCCGTAACCTGGTAACACAAAAAACGCCGGAAAACCGATTTTCCAGCGTTACAAGGCAATTACCTTTTATGCCTGTTCTCTATCCATTGATCCACAAACGAGTCGGCCTGCAGCGTCCGCTTGCCTCGTACTAAAGCTATCCAGCCGGGGCGCATCAGTAAGTATTTGAAAGCGTCGGAGAAATTGGTGGATAACATCGGTAGTTTTTTTGGTGCCAGCTTTTCGGACTTCTTCACTTTGAACACTACTTTAGAATTACCCCGGTATTTGATTTCAGCCTTTGCCTTTTCTACAGAACTAACCATTTCTTTACAGTTCACCGCATCAACCAACAGGATAGGCAGGTTCTTGTTGGTACCGCCCATAATCTCCTGCATGAAGTCGTATTCCGCATCCTGCCGGATAACTGCCTGTTTGCGGCTCTTTAGGTTTACGATCCAGCCGGTACGGTTTCCGCTGCCGTCTTTTTCTATGGCGTCTTTGATCTTACCCGCGTAATCCTCCTTCTGTTTTTCAAAGTTATTACCTGCACGGTCATAGTACAAATCCAGTTCTTTGTATTCGTGGTTCTGGAAAAAAGAAAGGAACTGGTCGGCGATCTCCCGGAACCAGCCCGGCGGTATCTCAAAAAAGTTCTTATGTACCCGGTAATAAGCACCGTCCGGCTGACCGATCACCAAAGAAAGCATATTACCGAAGTCCATACCGCCTTCAATCGCTTTATCATGGTGCAGGTACCGGAGCTCCCGCGAGCTGTAAGCAGCTTCCCCGGACATGGTACCGTTATAATACTTATGTCCTTCACCAAACAACACATAGAAACGTAAATCCCTGCGAAGACCGGGACGCATACCCACCACCGACTTTTTAAATTCGTGAAGCTCCAGCGTACCATTATACAACCGCTTTAAATAATCAATCGTAAGTATCTCAACATTAGCGAATGAAGAAGCGTTAAGAAAGAACGTTTGTCCTTTTCTCAACTTCAACAAAGCCCGGTCGTAATATTCAATATCCCGTTTCAAACGTTTCAGTTTCAAAGGGGAAGGCTTATTTTTTCTTTCTTCTTTTAATAGAGAAATTACCAGGTCATTACGCATACTTGCCGCCTGTACTATTTTAATGATCCGTTCCGGGTCCATTTGCTTGACATACCGGAAAAACCAGTCGTACTCGTTTTCGTCGATATCCG